TTGGCGCCTCTAAAGCTGCTAGGCTAGGTTCCATTGGCATTAGGTTAGCTGGCATATAAAACTGGTCTAGCTTCTCGTCCTCAATTCTACCGTAGTACATTGCCTCGCGCTTTTCGTTTGGCGTAGTCCACCAAGCATTAGCCATTTGACTAACCAGTTTATCTATATCCTCTTGCATTTCGGGTATAGCTGTAAAATCAAAGTCAATGTATAGGTTAGCGCCGTATTTTGGGACTAACCAACGGTTTAACTCGTCACGCAACTTAATTAGTTCTGGTATAACCGCGTTCTGGTATAAGGCCTTTTTAGCCTCCTTCATATTGTTGTACGTGCTAGTGTCGGTGTTGTTTAGCAACTGTACGGGTATGTTGTATATATTACAAAGGTCTTTAATAGTAGCGTTGTACTGTTCAATCAATGCTAGATCAGACGCTGGTAAACCAAAATTAATCCAGGACAATTTACGTGGCGAAATAACCACGTCCCCAGCGTTGTTAGAACCCTGGTAGTTTTGTCTAAATTTATCTTTAAGCTGTTGGGCTTGTACTTCGTTAATGTCCCCGTCGTCAGACATTAGCACCCCTCTAGCCATTTGGTTCTGTAAGTATTTAGCGCCAGTTGTTACCGCGTCGTTATTAACGGTCAAAGAACGCAACCCAGCGCGCAGTGGTGACTGACCGTATAAGTGTGTTCCAGTACCGTCGTAGTCTGGGTTAAAGTCTTTTATATGGCAAACGGCATCAGCGTCAGCGTAGAAATTACCGTTGTATTGTAGCTTGTATTGGCTTACTGGTTCCATAATACCACCGCTAATTATTTCTACGTTTTGGCTAGGTAGTACATACAGTTCAGTGTAGCGCCCAACATTAGGGCCAGAATCGGGGCCAATACCAAAGATAAAACGGTTGCCAGTCAACTTACCAAAGCTAACCAATTCAGTTAACCAAGCGTTGTAAGACTGTGCTGGGTTAGGGCGTTCTAGTAGTTTATGCAACGGGGTGTCTTGTACTTCAACAAAGGCCCTTTTGCGTAATATGTTTGCTTTATGGATAGCACTAGCGTCAAGGTGTCCACTAGTAAAAGACTTGTAGCGCTTGGCGTCAGCGCTGTTTTTAACCTCGTAAACTTGCAACGGTATAGTAGTTGCTGCCTTGGAAATCAAGTTGATAATACTGTAAATGGTAGCATTGCGTTGGTAGCCTTGCTGTATGTAACTATCGTCGTTTTCCTGGTTCCATACTATGCTATTACCTAACCAGTTATAAAGTGCTTTGTTGTATTGTAAGTTTGTGTTTTGCGCTTGCTTGACTATCAACGCTTTAACCCTATCTAGAATAGACGCCATAATTTCTATATAAAATTTTTGTAAAAGTACGAAATTTAAACCACGAAAAACGCTTTAACTAGGTTGCGTTCTATTGCATACGCCGTGACGTCAACGTGTTCGTCGTGCTTGGCGTTAGGAAACGTGCTAACTTGCTGTAGGTATGCATCGTTCCAATTGTCTTGTACTAGGTAAACCCGTCCACCTTCTATAAATGGTGACGACGCCCTAGCCCTTTCTATTTTACTGTACCGTACAAAATCGCTTTTTATTTCGCTGACGTTGTACGCAGTTTCACGTCGCAATAGCTGTACAAGGGACTTACCAGACGCCTTTGGTTCTACTAGTATTTGATTAATAGTAACGCCACACGTTTGTATAAAGCTACTAATAAACGCCTTTAATTCTGGCATTTCTAGGTATTTGTCAATAGACTTTAGTATATACAAGTTGTCGCCACTTCTGCCACTAATCTGTATACCTGTAGGGTCGTTTCTAGTGTCTTTAGTATAGGCGCCGTCTATAAACATTTCCCATAATATATCATTAGGCAACTCTGCTTTATTTATAATACTAAACCATTCCCTACGCCATTCCCCACCTTCGTCTGGTGCTGGCATCTGCATATACTGACCAGCAAACGTGTAACGATCAGCTTGGCGTATTGCTTCTAGTTCCTTAAAACTATGTTTGCTAGGCCATAGTGGTTTGTTGTTCTCGTCTAACGCTGGGAATTTTAAATGGTGCCAGTCCTCGCCACTACCACCATCTAATAAGTAACCAGAAAGGTCGTCCTCGTGTAGACGCTGCATAATTACTATAATTGGCACGTCCCTAGTGTTTACCCTAGAACGTATAGTGGTGTTGTAACGGTTGTTTATAAAGCCTCTACGCACGTCACTCAACGCGTCGTCTGGCTTCAACGGGTCATCTATTATAATGGCGCCACCATTACCCGCACCAAACCCAGTAATAGCACCCCCAGACGCAGTGGCATAAACTCCGCCACCTTGCTTGGTGTACCATTTCTTTTTACTCTGGGAATCGTTTTTAAGCTGTATGGGCCATATAGATTTAAACGCGTCGGACTTAATGTATTCCATTGCTTGGCTACTGTTGTCAAGCGCCAATGAATCAGAATAAGACAAATGGATAAATTTAGCCCTTGGGTTTTTAGCTAGTACCCAGCATATATACATTTTAACGGCTATTTCAGTTTTACCGTATCTAGGTGGTATGTTTATGATTAAACGGTTTATTTCACCGTTGTACACTTGTTCTAGTGTGTGTGCTAGTGTTTTGTGAAATTCAGCTACTTCAAATTTAGCCCCAGTATTTTCTTTAAATAAATACCTTGTAAAAAAAAGTAGGCTGCTTTCGCACTTGCCTTTAATAATTTCCGTTAGTGGGTGCATAGGCTAGTATTCGCCTTCTAGTGCCTCGTTGATTTTGTCTTTAGCCTCGTCAGATAATTTAGCAGCTACCGGTATGCTACCCGTGTGGCTAACTTCTGTACGTTCTATATAGCCTCTGTGCTTGGCTTTAGTCTTTAGGTAGAATAATGTGCTAGTTGGTACGCCCTCCTCAATCTGTTCAAACAATTTGCCTTCTACGAAATCTATAGCCACCTCTTGAACGTCATCAGCTTCACGCTTAAACTCTGGGTCACTGTTGTAATAGTCGTAATAAGTTTTTCTAGTGACGCCTACGGCATCGCACGCAGTGGTCACAATACCTTTAGCCTCCTTTAACGCTTTTAATAATGCGGCTTTGTTTCGCATCATTTTAGCGCTAGGGCTTTCGGCTTTTTTAGACTGTGTATTTTTGTTTACTGCCATGGGGCAAAGTTAGCTAAAATATGGTTAGTTGTGCAATAGCTTTACAAGCCACAATATCCAGAATCACAATCATTAAAATCGTCCTCAAATAACGCAACTTGTTTTAAACTATTTTTTATGGTTGAATAACTAATTCCATTCTTAAAAGTCCTTTCAATACCGTCAGGGTTTTGTTCTGCTTTAATAAACCAATCAAATTTAGTTGGGTGCTTTTCACTCATCAATTTTAATAACAACTCGTTTCTATGAAAACACCCTATGCAATTATTCATATATGCAAATCTAACCTGCTTGTCACTCCAATACATTTCTATTTTGTCTTTGTAAATACTATCCTCAATCAATGGAAATCTAGGTTTTTGCCATTCAATGTTAGCCCATTTGTTTTTGTTTCCAGTTTTACTTCTACCTACTATGGCTTTCATTTCTAAAATTCCATTTTCATTAGTTTTATTTAGCATATTCATAGCCCTAGACTGTTCATTTGCCCTAAAACCTATTCTAGTTTCTATTGGTTCGCCTATATTATTTCTCCACCAATTAAAAATAGGTTCCAACTTCATTTTTATTGTACAAAACCTCTGTGTTACATTTGGTAGGTATTTTTTACCATTCTGATTTAAAATAATTTCATCAAATGTTTTACCTGTAACCCAATCAATTTTTTGACCTATATGCTGTTCTAAATCTAGCATAGTGTATATTATTACGTCATCTTCTGGTGTAGCAATAAATGGGGCTTGTATTTTATCTTCTACTATTTGCCTAATTTTCTTATCAGGAAATTTAGCAGCTTCATCTTCAATTCTAACTAATGCAAATACATTGTAATCTGCTGGGTAATTAGCAGCTATATATGCACTTGTTTTGCCACCACTTAAACTATTTACTGTTTTCATATTTAAAATTTTAGTTTGTCACACTTCCAGTGTTTACCTAGTTTATTTAGCGTGTCAATCAAGTTTAAACCTATATTTTCGCGCCATTTACCATTGTTATAAATAGCCTCTACACTGCACCATTGTGCTGGTATATCTGTAGTTGGGTTGTCGTATTGGTGTGTCGCAAATATAACCACTGCCTTTTCACCCCACCGATCTGCAATACGTTCTAGCACTAAACGCTGACCAGTTGGTATCACACAACCAAAGCGTTTTATTTCTAGCAGTATAAGTATTTCGTTGTTGTATTCTAGCACCCCATCAATATCGCAAGGCCTAGTTTTACCGTTTTGAAATTCTGTAAAATCTACACGTTGGTTAGCTAAATCCCAATTTTTAATTATGCGTGGTTTATTCGTCTGCATCTACATACCAAGTTATGTCTATACCAATCGCAAACAGCATTATTTGTACGCTACGTTGGTCTGGGTCTAATCCAAAAGCTGGGTTGCTACCATCTGCATAGTTAATGCCAAGCATTAAGCCATAAATTGGGAAAATTCCTATTTCTGCCATATTATTTTGTTTAAGTGGTTAAATGCCAATGTTGCGTTTAGTAGACTAAACGCCTATGTTGTATTTTTCGTAAAGGTACACGTAAAGCTGTATATTTTTTTCATGGTACTCGTCGTTGGTGTATCTATTTGGTGACGTTGTACGCTTACCTAGAACCTCTACGGTTATAGTTATACCTTCTGGCCTAGGTTCTGGCCTAACTATAATACCGTTGTTTATACACCACCGTCTACATTCGCGTTGGTAGTTGTCTATGTAAATGTTTTTAGGTTCTTTTTTCTTTGCCATACTAAAACAAGTCTTTAAGGTCGTCTAGGTCGTTAGTTGTTGGTTCTATTATATTTTTAGCCTCTACCTTACGACGCGGCGTAAAAGGCTGTGCTTGCGTTTCTGGTTTACTATTCGCGTATTTTATTTTAATCGCGCCGTAATTGTTAGAATACACACCTCCGTTTTTAAAATCAGGCGCTACTTTAAAGCTACCTAATTGGCCGTTTTCTTTACGCTTGACTTTCTCTATGTATATTTCTACCTCGTCACTTTCAAACTCCGTGCGGTGTCCTATGTGTCTGTAGCATACTATGCCATTGTAAGCCTTGTTAAAAAAGTCTGCTGATCCAGATATGCTATACAAGTCTGGTTTTTTATACACGCCGTTAAATGCCTCCATCTTTTTAGGGTGCGCAATAAGAAATAAATGGGTATTTGTTTGCTGACAAAACTGGGTTATTTGTGACAGCATTACGCCTATGTAACTAAAGTCACGCTGGGCGCTGTGGTCTAGCATATTCCAAGGGTCAATTACAATAACATTAGTGCCTTTTTGAAATACTAAATCTCTAAATCTGTTTAGTATAGCCTCTAGGGTTAGGTTTTCTAGGTCAATCTTTACCCAATCAAAATGGTCTAGTATAAAGTCCTTTGTTTGATTTAACTGGGCGTTAGTGCAATTGGCTTCGTTTAGTTTGTTGGCTATACGTTTAATATGCGCCTCGTATGGGTAACTTTCTGGTGCAAAAAATGCACTTCTAAAGTTATGTTTTAAAGCCATATTAACGCATATCTGATCTATAATGTCTGACTTACCACTATTTGGTATTCCAGTTACTACTGTCCACTCGCCAAAAGCTAGGTTAAAGTATTCATTTGAATCACCAAGCCCTATTGTGTAATTAGTTACGCCTTTTTCGTTGTAATTAAGTACATTGTCCCATATATCATTTACGTTTAATATGCCGTCTAATGGGAAATTTTTAGCGTTGTGTATTAACTTTCGTAACGCGTCTGGACCTTTGGCTATTAAAACTTCGTTAGCGTCTTTAAAATCGCCAAAATCAACATATTTGCATCTATATTGACCAAAACGCCTTGCTAATTCTTGACGTAATGTTATACCTGCATCGTCGTTGTCTGTACATAATACAATTTCTTTTTTGTCTTGAAAATACTGCCAACAATTGTCTAGGTACTCTAGCTTTTGGTTACCCTTGCTTGCGCCATTAGGTACACTACAAACGGTATATAGTCCAGCTTCGTGTAGACTTAACGCGTCCATTTCGCCTTCAACTATGTACACCTTCTCGTGGTCTTTTATGTTGTCTAGACCGTAAAAAATAAGTTCTGCGCCGCTGACTAGTTTAAAATTCTTTTGGCCGTCCCGGTACTTTACGTTTACTAGGTTACCATTACGATAGTAGTTAAAATTAATCGTATTGCGTTCTTTGCCAACCTGTGGCATATATACGCAACTTTCACCAATTCCCCAGTGTAGTAGTGTAGGTTCCGTAATGCCTCTAGTTTTAAACCAATCAATAACGCCACTAGAAAGTTTCAACTCTACGCTAGGTGGCAGTACATATTCTTTTTTAGGCTGAAAACGAACAGACCCAGACCAACCACAGTTGTGGCAGTTGTACATTCCTTTGTCAATGTTTACGCTTAGTGAATCATCTGCCTTATTCTTACGGTTGTGGTGGCATTGTGGGCATTTGGCTTTTATTTCGCCACTTTGTCGGTTCTTTAAATCTATGCCTAGATCAGTTAATTCTTTATTGTACATAGTTAGTATGGTTGTTAGACTTTACAATAGTATAAAAAAACTTTTATTATAGGGTTTATATTACAAAAATTTTTTCAACACTATTTAGACGTTGTTTAAATCCTCTAATTCATCTATAGCGCGTTGTAAATACAACACACAATCCATAAGTTCCATTTGGCTGTGTTTTAGCCATTCTAATAAAGGCAAATTGTTTTTGGATAAGCTAGTACCATATTTTTCTAAACCTACGTTAGAACGCTTTAAATAGGCTTCTATTACGGTTTTAACGGTTGCATCTTTAATTACGTAGCTGTACAGTTCTTTTTCTGGGTTCATAGTTTATTTAATAAATGGGTTCTTATTTCGTCTATTTCGTTTGGTGTTAAAGTAAAATGTTGCTGTAGGACAAACTCGTTTATAGGTGGGCCTAGTTTGCGTAGCGCTATCACGTTCTGGTGTTCGTCTAACCTCCAAGTGGCATCTGGTATTTTAAACATTCCTATAGGTTTATTTTGTTCCTCTAGGTGCGCCTTGTATTTAGCTAGTAGGTTATCTATTTTTTTTGCGCCGTTTTTAGCTGTTGTTTTTAAAGCTGGCACGCTTAATACGTTTGGCCTCCAAAAGTCATCACCCCTAGCCCACTTGACTGCGTAGTAAACCATTTTAACGTCGTAGTGCTTGTGAAAAAATTGTATAGCATCTAACCATTTTTCTTTTTGCGCCGTTGTTTTAGGTAGCGTGTTTTCACCCTCAAACAATTCTAAAAAATACGGGTAGATTTTAGTGGTCAATTCTGCGTATTCTTTGGTTTTTAATTTTGTTGGGGTAGTTATATTATTATTATTATTATTTATTGACCCATGGGTATTATAGTTACCATGGGTACTATATATATCTATATTATCTTTAAACTTTTCTTTACCACCACCATTAACTTTTGTTATATACGTGGTTAACTTTTCTTTACCACCTACA